TCTTAGACATAACATCGAGAACCTTAGTATTCACACACCACTCGGTTTCTTGTAGAGAATTTATACACTCGTACTCCAGGGGCATAGCGTGTGATCTGAGACTCCTGAGGAAGTGTTTATTCTGAGTCTTAATCATGGGTAACTTAAATGTATAGTAACCCCCATCATCTATAGTTTCCCACCGCTTAGGTGTGGTAATCATAGGTAGATAGTTGGGTGCTAGTACTTGACCAAAGTTATTCACCTTCTCTATCCACTCTATTGTCTCCTTAGTAGCGCACACTAGTATGTTCTTCTTCTTCCTACCATGAGTCATAGTTCTTACTTCAACTAATCCAGTAGTTTTAACTAGTATGTCTAGTAGTTTACTACCGATTAGGTGTTTCTCTTGTGTACTAAAAGGTCTAGCATCCTCTACCTCTATGTACTTCTTACATCTCTTGATTAATCCATACCTTCTATAGTGTCTACTAGCAGTGTGCTTAGTCATCTTCTCCTGAAGAATCTTAAACATCTTACTATCCTTATCCTTCCACACCTGGAATTTAATTTCGTCCTCAACTATCTGACCTAGTGTTCTCGTTATAGCAACGAAGGATTGTACTGTGCTAATAGAATTAATCACTGTCTTGATAGTGAGGAATGCACTTAGTTGAGGGTCTAACATAGCTATCATTGGTGCTATCTTAAACCCTTGCTCTGCCTGTCCCTTACTAGCCTTCCTAATAAACTCATCGATACCCTCACTCACCTTATCAACCGAGTGTTTCATGAGCATGATGCCGTGCATAGTGGTACCCTCTTGGCCCCTTGCTTTAGCCTTCTCTACTTCCTTGATGAACTTATCAATCCCACTCTTTCTCATGTGGTTTTCTAGTTCATACTCCTGCTCTAACAAACTCCTGTTGTCCACACCTTTGTCCACATTTGTGGAAATCATTGGCACATTATCCATCTATGTTTATTTGTATTTGATGTTCACCAAATGAGCTATACCAAGGCATTGCACCTTGTTTACACTAGTGGATATAGTACACCCAAGATCCTAAATCTTGCGTGTCTACCAATTCCACCACTCTCGCACTGTAATATCAAGCACTTACATATACAAGTTCTTGAATACTAGGCCACATTAGGCCACATCTTAGGCCACATGTGGTCCTCACAAAACTGCACATCTTATGCTTCGAGTTTATCAATGGCACTCCTTAAGTTTTGAGGTGCTAAATGTGAGTATCTCATGGTCATCTGTATGTCACGATGACCTAACAGTTCTTGTACCTCAGGTATAGGTACACCACGTTGCACTAACCTACTCGCAAACGTGTGTCTACAATCATGAAACCTTAAGTCATGGAGACCTAAAGTATTCTTCATCCTATCCCATGCTGATCTAATCTGATGAACCTTCAAGGTAAAGATATGATCTGTACTTTTTTTATCATACATCATCACACTTAGTTGACCATCAATTCTCTTGGTCATTGGGATAGACCTCGGTAAGTTTGCCTTGGTCTCCCATATATGTATCTTACCGAGACTAACATCCCCTACCCTTAGGTTTAATAGTTCTGATCTACGCATACCAGTATCCACTGCTACTGTGAATAGTTGTGCCATCTGGATAGCACCACCTACCGCAACAAAGTGGTTACGAATATCACTCTCTTCCCTCTCAGTTATCCATCGGATCTTACCATTGTCCTCTTGTTGCAGAGGTATCTTAGGTAATGAAGTTAAATACCCACAATCCTGGGCATGATGTAAGATCTTACTAATACAACATAGCCTACGATTAATAGTGGAGTTTTTCTTTCCCGATGCACGAGAGTCGAGCATGTATTTAGTAAGGGTTTCAGTATTAATAGATGATACTAAAGTCTTACTACCTAAATGATCACACACCATGTTTACATTATAGAGCATAACCTTACGTGACCTACCATTAGCCCAATAAGTTTTGTATGTCTCATCACCCGCTTTCCTCAAGGTCCACTCACCTTGACTCGCAGCTTTAGTTTCGATAGGCATACCAATAGACATGTGGTACTTAGCCATAGCCTCCCACGTATCTGCTTCTTCTTTACTCTTGAATGACTTTCGGTACCTCTCGTTACCTTTCCTAACATAGGCTTCCCAAGAAGCACCACGTTGCTTTACACTCATCGTTTAGAAACCTCGTCACTAAACTCATCCATAGCCATCTCCAACCTATCTCCCTCGTAGTATCTATCCAAGTGAGAGTAGTATCCTGAAGTCCATCGTTCCTCAAACTCTTCGTTTAGAGTATTGATCTGATCCTTAGTGTATCCTTCAGAATTTTCGAGTGTATATACTTTCATTCATTCTTCTCCAAGATTTCAATGAGTTTATTCTTAAAGTTCTCACCATCATCGGTGAGGGTAATTAGTTTCTCGGTACGGAACATAGGATTCTCCTCTGTCTTGAGTAACCCATGTCCATCCTTGCGGTGCCTCGATACCTCAGTGAATGCCATCACATTACGTGATGCACTCGACTGTTTGACTCCCGACTTCATAGCCACTTGCTTAATAGTCAAGGGCTTGTTCGGGTTCTGCATACACGGATACAAATACGATAACATCGTAGGTATCTGCATCTCAGGATCTAAATCCTGGAATGCCTTGAGTACTAACACTAACTTTTTTAATTCATCCATAGTGTTTTTTTATAGTGGGTGTCCTACCACTCACGTTTTTGATTAACCAGGACGGCCTGGCAAAATCTATTGGTGTGGTGGTGGAGCTTTAGTTATGAAATAAACATGTTTGTATTTAAACCCAATGAGAGGTTTAAGTTCGCCAGTTACAGACATTACAGTCTGAAGTGAGTTTATATAGCGCAGGCTGGCTTTATGATTACGCTTTAATTGGTCATCCATTCGGTCTTCTGGGTGGTGGGTGTTTGAAAATATTTGCCTTAGCCCTACGTCTAAAAGAAACGGGTGTTGTCATGAATCCATCGTTCTGATTTCGTCTAAACATATCAACCTTTCTAATTTACATTATTCATGAGATACATAGGTATAATCCACCTATGCAAGCAGTTATTGTACCATCCTCATCTCTGTTCCAGAACCTAGTTCCATCACAGAATACCCCTACATTTCGAGTAACAAACAGTTCCCAATTTAATACACGTAATAACATAGCTACTCCTACTCCATCGTTCTCGTTTCATCACATCGTACACTAGTGGTCACTTCAGTCAAGCTCAATTTACTGAGACCTGACCTGACTCCACTAATACTGTATCATGCAAGCCTATACTCGCTTGCCTGAGGTCACTCAGTTCATGACCAATCAACTGAACTTGTTCCATGTGACCCACGTTATTATCTTCCACGATCTCTCCGACCTTGGATACAAACTGTACTAGGTTGTGCATAAATACTTGCACTACTTGTTGTCGATCTACGTCATCCATATCTACCCTGCTTCCCTTTCCTTGTCTTGTTTGTTAGCACCCTCAGGTTCTCTGAGGTGTAACCCCTGATCCCATTGATCAAGGGTATTGAGGCACCCATTGAGTGCATCTCGTATTTGAGTGAGCATGAGTCTCACCACCTCACGTTCATTGAATGAATGAAGTGATGACGTACTCGTCTTCTTGCTCGATTGTTTCTGTGGTCTTGGTAACGACCCTGAATCTACCATCATAATCTTTACTCACTAGCTTGAGGACTAAATTAATTAAGTGGTCATGGTGTAACTGTTCCACTGGCATCCACTGTTCACCTGACTCGGAGTAGTACTCCACTCTCTTGTGTTCTGTCTTCATACTCGATACTCCCCATAGATTCCCATGCCCATACCATCGAAGTAACTATCGATAGCCTTATACTTCATCCGATCCTCGGAGAATATCTTGTTCGCTACCATAGGATCTAAGCCTGTCAAGTCACACCATTTGTGCTCCTTGTTACCCCAATCGTAGCCTACGTACCTACAATCTCGTAACTCTCCGAGATCATTTGCTCTCTTCATCCACTGACCTGGGATGTACTCAATGATCCTATCTGCTGTGGCTTTATTGCCATTGTTGCAGACGATCTTACCGATGTATTGATTAGTGTGCATAAGTCTCCTTTCTACACATGTGGTTATTAACAGACCCAATAAGGGTGTAAAGCAGACACATGATCCCCATCATCGAAGTGATCTGGGTACTGTTCTGCTCTCTCGGTACACCATGTATTCCATAGGAACGCACATCCTCCTGCTCTATCGCAGGTATCAAGGTAGTCTATTGCCTTTCTCCGCTTAGTCTCAGCGGATTGTCCTGCTGTCTGCCACCTCGTAGGTGTACCAATGGATGCGTCATCATCAGGGCAGTACTTCTTGATGTTGTGCACATCCATACATCCTGCCCTACCCATAGTCAACTGGACCATGAATCCTGCCTTTGGTAACCCAAGTCCAGGGACTTGTAACCAATGGAGAATCATGTCCAACTCTGACCCTTTCTTCTTACTCTTTACGATCTTCATCGTACCATCGTACAACTCTTGAAGGTGAGTAGTTACATACTCTGCCCCTCGTTTCTTGTTACCCCATTGGTACTCCTTGGCACCGAGCAAACCATTGGCACGATAGTCATCCATAACGTCACATAACATAGACGTTTGCTTGCGGATGCTACCACTTACCAAGGCATAGTTTTGCTCTAATCCCTGGGGTGACTCAAGTGCACGAGCACGACATATCGGATTGTCTCTTCTGAACATAGGCTATCTACTCCATGTTAATGTTATTCCCATTCGATACAGCACCCTCCTGTCAAGAGGAACTCCCTATCTGTATCACTCACCGACACTAAGGCATCCTGAATTAAGGCACCTTCTCTATACTCAAAGAGTTCTTCACTAGGTACTATCACTTCATGATGCTTTCCTTCCAAGCACTCACCATGATAATGATAGTGATGCTTAGGTGCATACTCCTCGTCATACTTGAGGAATCTATCGGCATACTTCATAGGCTTTACTCCGCATGTAGGTTGTTACCATTGTCGTATCCCTCTACCCAGAGGGTAGCTCCACAACTAAGTGGCTTTAAGGGTGAGGAAATTAACGTCCACTCACCATCAAACTTAACTCTATTAGCGTACCTATTACCCTTACTACTCTTGATTGTTATAGCAGGGTGATCGGTACCATTCTTTTTATTAGCACGAGCCACATGTTGGTTAACATGTACTCTCGTCAGGATACCTTTGGTTAAACTTATCCCACTCATCTTTCTCTCTCCTTTCTAGGTACTCATAACGATCATAATCTATCTCGTCATGGTACTCTCGGTACTGTGGTTTACTCTTGTGCATATCGTGCACTTGTGTACCTCTATTCTTAATACCCTTCACTCACTCTCCTCTTGATCGGTGATGTCCTCCTGCATATCTATCAGGTCTGATATTAATTCATCGATGTGTGTCTGAAGGTGTACCACACTATCCCATGCCGTAGAGACACACATCATATCTAATTCCTTAGATACTCTACGTAAGGTTTGAATATCACTCTGACATGAACTCAGGACTATCCTATCTTTTCGATTGGCATTCCTTAAATTTCTATAGAACTCTATCTGTTCATCCGCTGTCATAAGCAGAGTAATTTTTGTCATATCATGATCCATCCATATCCATCATATCTCACCCCCATGTTTATCTATTACTTTATTTAATAAGTCATTAGGTACCCACCCATACACTGTGCGAGTAGGTCTCTCTTCATCTTCTGCATAAGGCATAATCAATGGCTCCTCTTCACTAGGAAATCCTATCTCTACATGGTGCTCATCGGCATACGCCATGCCATGACTCACTACTGACATAGTGAAGCCATCTTTACATATTACTTGCATTCGCTCTCCTTCTTAGGGTTCTCAAATGCGGTGTCGTCTACCTCTATCGAGGTCACACCTAGTTGCTTTAGTACATGCTCATTGATGTACTGTTGTTGCTCAAACATACTCATATCATCAAAGTCTGGGTCCATACTTTATCTCCATGCCTTAGGTAATAGTTCGGTAGTCTCTGGTAAATCAGAGAACCACCCTACTATGTGTGGTGGTATCTTGGTGTGTAACCAAGCACTCCCGTACACATAGGGTTGATTGGTATGAGGGTTATGAAAGTTAGGGTCAGGACTCAGCCCTGCTCTCTCTAACATACCTAACCTAGTCTCATAGTTATTGTTTGGGTAACTGAGTGGAGTCTCCTTTAAGAAAGCCTCCTGTCTCGGTGACCCTGCTGTCATATCATTGAGATGAAACTCATCCCACACTGATTTGAGAGTGAGAACACTCTCTTCACACCAAGGTTCAAAGTACTCATCAATGGTCCCGACTTCTAAGAGATGATCTTGTATCTGACCACACCCTCCAATGGCATCACCATTATGCTTAGGTCCGATGATACCCGATAAACTTAGTCTCCAATCCTCGACATCCTCACCCTTGAGTGAGGCTTCGATGAAGACCTTTCCATCCCTACCCTGACCTAAGCAGAGTAATTTTTTGCGAGTCATACACTCTCCTTTTGAGATTGGTGGGTGAGGTAGGAGTCGAACCTACAAGTGTGTGCACACGCCTGATTTACAGTCAGGTTGCTTATCCAGTTTGCATACTCACCCATATTAAATTGTCATAGAACTTATAATCTGAATTGGTGTATACGTGTACACCCTAGCACACTCTCCACACATGGAAGAAAGTGTGCCGAACTGTACACTATATTAAAGCATCAGTTTCATCTATAAACGAAGCATAGTAAGATGAAACTGGATCTGGGTTACTACTCCAAGTGATTGGACCCTTGAAACCATAGGTCTCAGGACACAATCTAATTGGTCCCCATATACCCTCGTTCATCCAACACTCCCATTTTTCCAAATACCTAAGCACATTCTGAAACACCATGTAGTCTTGGACTACACCCTGCTCATCATCGGTATGCTTATTACGTTGGATCGATGCTAAGTGTAGGTTTTGTCTACGTTTAGGACACATAGTCACTCCTTATTTAACTTTATCAATTAGACCATCCTTCATGAACACTTGGGCAAAGAACTCCCTACCCATGCCAGTAATGTGTGGTCGATTGGCTACTGTTAGCATACCCTCAGACCTATACTCTGGTCCAAACATGCTAGTCTCGGTGTAGTCCAATGGTTGACCTACGTTACTCTTGAGGGTCTTCTTGCTTGGATAGTTGACTACTAATGTCATATCTACTCCTTATCAGATTAAGTTTTCAAAGATCATCAAATCGTACAATCTAGCACACTCGGAATTGAGTGTACCAGAGTGTACCCACTAGCACACTTTGCACTAGTGGATATTTATAGTCAAGCGTCAATATGTCGGTTGCCGTCTTCCATCCTCGGATCAACACCCGTTCCGAGATTAAGATCAACATTCACACCTCTAAGCCTATCGTGTTTGGATCTTGCTTCCTTACGAGTCAAGATTGTTCCGTTGCCATACACCAAGGTCATATTTCTACGAGTGTTAGCGCCATTCAAGAGTGCCCTCGGATTCTGGCTATGGATCAAGGTTGACTTGCATTTAGCAAATGCTCCACTCGTTTTGATCTTACCCGTCTTGGATAGGATCACACCATTAGGTCCGTGTGCTGATACGTGTGGCTTGCCATTAATCATTATGGTTTCCATAACTTCCTTTTTTGATTTGATTGTCAAAGATCGCATTCTTTAAATTGGTGCAAGATTGGGACAGGTGAGCCTCTGTCCAAGGCACACTGGATTACGGCAAGCAGACCTGAGTCTTTTCTTTTTACTGATCCTTTCATTGTCCTAATCAGACTAGGATTTCGATCACCAGTAATTTCGCAATCTTGCATTTTGTCCACTTGTGTTCACTCTCTAGAACAAAAATGGAATATCTGAATTTTAAAGAACGTGTAATTGGTAACATCTCTAATGTTGCAGTTGGCATGCCAAAATGAAATCGTCAATGATTTCAAGGAGTTATGGATATGAAAGGATATATAAAGAATCAAAAGAGGCAAGATTTTCTAGGTATATTTTGCCCCATCGGCAAATCTTGCCAAAAGAAGAAAAACGATAGATTAGATAAAAGACAAAAGACAAAAGATATCTGACACAAGATGAAAGAATCCTTCAGGTTACCAGTGTTTCCAAGGCATTAGATCTTGAATCTTGTGTTTACCCAATGAAAACAAGGGTTTACACTGGTATGTGGCCTGACTTGTGGACCTATGGCCCCCATGTTCATTAAATTGTACAAATGTTCTCCAAATCGAACGAAGGGGGAATTTTAATTTTTAATGTATAGCGTAACCCCCTCGTATTTTTTCACTAATTTTACATCCATGTCAAGTGTTTCTCTTGGTACCCAGTGCCAACCACATGCTTCATGAACCTCTCTAGCTCTTGATCCATGAGTTCACCTTTGCGATCCTGTATTCTCTGGTCTGCATCGGAAGCCATTTGTTCCACCCAGTATGCCACTGCCATACCCAAGGCATCCAAGCGGTCATCATGACTCAACGCACCTCGATCCCTCGTGATCCGAGAGAACTGATGGAACAACATATACTTAGCTTGTGTCTCAGCAGAATAGTTCTTGACAGTCTTGTAGTCATGTTCTATAATACCTTTATTTACTACTAGTCTATGTTGGTTACACACGGGTTCCAACGTGTCTATTATACGTCTTTCCTTTTGTATATTACTTCTTACTTCTTCTATAGACACATTATAGACTTTATATAAGACAGGCTTGAGTAACTCTTGGAACATCCCGTCACCAAAGTTACTCTCGATTAACACTGCGTTTACCTTGTTCCTCTTAGCAACCACTGAGAGAAACTCTAGGTTCTCCTTTCGGTACCCACCTTGTATCCCTCCACACTCTAGGACATAGAGGTAACCATTGAGCATCTTGACCACTGCGTAGCCTGTTTCATCTTTACCTCTCCCACTAGGATCAATACTCAAGATAGAGCCTGAGTAGGAGATCCAGTCACCTAACAACTTTTGAGGTTTGTAGTAAGCATCACCAGGAAGTCCTACATTTGGTACATCAGTGAGTTTATCTTGGGGATCATTCGACCATATTGGTTTCTCTGGTGCTTTGTCTCCATCCAATGACATCACAATGAGGTCCGAGAGTTTCAATGGGTACCGATCTGCATCGCTCAATGACGTATCGAGCATATATTGCATATTGAACCCTGAACGACCATAGGACAACTCTCGTTCCAAGAGGTCTTCATCATCGAACCTTAATGGGTCTGTTGGGTCTCCTTCGACCTTAGGGTCTCTCTCAAGTTTATCTAAGATGAAGGGAGCAAGTCTATCTTCATACTTCTCCCTCAACTTATTGTTCGGGTATCTCCCAGGCCAGATACGGACTTGGTACCCTCGGTTAGGGAGTTGTTCGTACAAGGACATCTCGGTTTGAGGAGTCCCTAAGTAGATGATCATACCATCAGGCTTGAGGATAGCATCAAACTCCTTAACTGCCTCAGAGAGTTTGTCTCTCATCATCTGGGTCATAGAGTTATTAGGAACTTCTACATCGTCTGCTACGATCAAGTCTGCTCTCGATCCAGCTAACTGCCCAGTGATACCTACGGACTTCACCGAAGGACTATGACTAGCCTTAGATGGTCCTACATCAAATGAAATCTTAGATTGCCTCTGGTTATCCTTAGGAACCAAGTGCTGAAGGATAGGCATCTCGTGAATCAATCTCTGAGTAAAGGTAGAGAAGTCATCAGCCCTAATCTTAGAAGCAGAGACCACCAATACCTTTATCTCAGGATCATGGAGTAACCTATAGCACACATAGGCACTCGTAACGTAGGACTTCCCGACTCCTCTAAATGCCTCAATGACTCCCCTCTTTGGAGCATTCTGTAAGAAGTCAGCAATATCGTACTGCACTGGAGTTGGGTTAGGAAGGTTGAGGTGTTTCCAGCACAGGTATAAGAAATTGCGGAAGTCCTTTAGTTCTTTCACATCCCTCCTCGGATGTCCCTAAGTTTATCTTCTTTATCTTTTAATGCACGGAATCCACAAGTACATGGGTTCTCATTGCACTTAGGACATACTTCATCATTACTAAATCTATCGAATATCATACCCATTGCTCTCTGATAACTTACTCGTTGTTCTCTCTGCTTTAGAGATTCTTGTTTCATTTTCTCCGTAGTGAGTTGGCGTATTGAGATTTCTTCCTCGGTGACCACGAATGGTACCCTTGAGGTAACGTAGGTGCCCCTGCTTTATCAGGTACCGCTAGTTCACCTGCTACCGCTACTG